ATCACAATAATGGCGACTTGAAAATAAGACTAACGTAATGAACTTAACGGACTTGAAAATATACACAATGAACGCAGGTGCTTTAGCAATCTCGCTAACGCAAATAGAAATGATTTTGAAAGTAGCAGTTCTGCTAATCACAATAGGGTACACGTTGCACAAATGGCACTTAATGAATAAAAAAAAATAGTATGATCAAGATATTGAAAAAATTAGTTTCTTGGCTAGAAAAAACCAGATGTAACATACACTTCAAGTGGAATGATGTTTTAGAAAACTTGAAAACTGAATGTAAATGCGAAAAATTGGCAAAATAATTATTCATTGTACAGCTACTAAAAAAGATCACGATGTTACAGTTCACGATTTAAAAAAGTGGCACGTAGATGAAAGAGGGTGGTCAGATATTGGCTATCATTTTTTTATAGATATACACGGAGATGTTCACGAATGTAGACCACTTGAACGTACAGGTGCTCACACAAAAGGAGAAAATTTTGACAGCATAGGAATAGCATACGCAGGTGGACTTGGTTCAGACAATGCTTGGCACGATACACGCACAGACAGACAAAAAGATGCTTTAGAGGACTTGTTATGTAGATTGAAAGGTTTATACTCACAAGCAAAAATTTATGGTCACAGGGACTTCAGTATTAAGATGTGTCCCAGTTTTAATGCAATGGAAGAATATCAATGGATAAACGATCAGTTTTAAAATGAAAAAAATACTTAAATTTCTTACTGGAAACGTAATAGGCAAAATAGGAGATGTTATTGATGAATTATTTACGTCAGATGAAGAACGTATTGAAGCAAAGAACAAAATATTTGAAGTGATCCGTCAAAAGGAATTAGAGTTACAGCAAATGCAGACAGACATTATTATTGCAGAAGCAAAGGGGAATTGGTTACAAAGATCTTGGCGACCAATACTTATGTTGGCTTTCGGTTTTATAGTAATTTATGTTAAATTTATAGCACCTTTGTTTGATTTTAAAATACCAGAATTAGAAAACGAATTTTGGAACTTACTTCAGCTAGGTATTGGTGGATATGTCATAGGTAGAACAGGCGAAAAAATGATGAAAACGTTTGTTGAAAAAAAATAATGATAAAATTAGGAACTCTTAAAAATTCCTATATATTTTACTATGGTACAATAGTACTATTGTACGTAAGTACTATTATACGTATAACTATATAACGTATAACTATTATACCGATACTATAAAACATACTAAAGTATGTATAAAACGTATTTTAAAGCGATTTAAGAGTACTTTAGCACACAACATAACACAATATATTAAATGAATGAGATGTATAGGGAGAAAGCAGATAAAATAACGTCATATAAAACGTGGTCAGATAACAAAAAGATAGATGCTTTGTTGGAACTCAATGCACAACAGTATTGTAATTTAGGTACTGACAGTACGAAAACGGAGTGGCAAGAAGCAGAACTTACTAGCAGATATATGTATCGGCTAATTAAAAACTACAATTACACGTTAGGTAAGTCATTACTACGTGACAGCATACAAGGATAATGCCTAGAAAACCGACTAGAAAAGGTTTAATTAAAAAACTAGATGCAGTATTTAGCGAGTACATACGTTTAAGAACTGCAAACGAAAATGGTTTTGTAGAATGTGTGACGTGTGGAAAACAAGATCACTGGAGATCTATGGACTGTGGTCACTTCATCTCACGTAAACATATCAGCACTAGGTGGCACGAAGATAACTGTCAAGTACAGTGTAAATCGTGCAATGTGTTTAGGTATGGAGAACAATACAAGTACAGTTTATGGTTAGGTGCTAAAAAATCTGAATATTTGTATACGTTATCCAAAGAAACATTAAAATTGTATGATTACGATTTGTTAGATATGATAGAAATATATAAAGAAAAAGTTGCAGAGTTAAAAAAAGGTGTATCTTTACGATAACTTTGTTGTGTTGATCATTCACAGCACTTGTTTTTTTTGTTTATAATGAGAGCCATTCTTTACAGGGTGGCTTTTTTTATTCAACTTTTATTCATACCTTTACTAAAATTCAAAAAATTCAAAAATTATGAGTGATTATTTACGTGCTAGGGTTGATGCACTGCAACGAGAAGTTGACAAACTCACAGGCAAAGTAGAATTTCTGGAAGCACAATTAGAGGTGGCAAGGGAAGCAATGTTCAACAAAGAAAAACAATTCTAATGATTACAGATAAAGTAATAAAAATCAAAGAAGACGGAGAATATAATGGTCGTCCAAAGTGGAAAGTACAAACAGAAAAATCTGGAGAGTATACTTTTTTCACTAACTTCGATGCAAAGGAAGGAGAACGTATTGAGTTTACTGTAAACAACGAAAAGTATAAAACAGCAAAACTAATTAAGGTGCTGTCAGATACATTCAAGTATGATACAGGACAATCAATACTACGTCAAGTAGCGTTCAAAGGTGCTATTCAATTAGCAGAAAAGGATATTTTAGAAGTAGACGATATCGAACACTACACAAATCAATTTTATAAACTATTAAACGCACCAGTTAAATGAATACACCAGATAATAATTTCGTAAACAGTATCAATGTAAAATCTAGTCAATTAGATTTCGTTGTATGTCAAATGAACATCAAAGTATCAGAATTACAACAGTTCCTAAAAAGTAAGGAAGATTTTGCCAAAGACAATAATGGGTTTATTACCATTGATGTACTACGTGCAAAAAAAGATCGAAACAAGATCTATTGCAAGTTCAGTGACTGGAAGCCACAAAAACAAGTGACTTCACAAGACCATATGCCAGACCGAGATACGGCTGACTTACCATTTTAAATTAGGGGGACTTTGTCCCCTTTTTTTTATCTTTAAACAAAATAAACGAATGATCATAAACACAGACAAGACGTTTGAGTATTTAACGGACGTTAGAAACGGAAAAATAAAAGAAGGAATAAAACTTGATGTACCAGAGATAGATCAATATTTAAGGTACAAGCCAAGTAATTTTAATGTAATATTAGGTCACGCAAATGTTGGTAAAACGACAGTGATCCTTTACTTAATGTTATGCTATACGCAGAAACATAATTTAAAGTGGTTAATTTTCAGCAGTGAGAACGAGCCACATAGTATAATAAGAAAACTGGTAGAATTTTTAGAACAGAAGCCAATAAATAAAATCGACAATGAAACCTTTAAAAAACATTTTGAGTATGTTGTTGACCATTTTAAAGTGGTTAGTAATGATACCCTTCATACTTATCGTACTCTTTTGGAGTTTGCTAGATCGTTTAAAAAAGATTTTGACTATCAAGGACTATTGATTGATCCGTATAACAGTTTGACAAAAGACGATGAAATGATAAAAAAGTTAGGTGGACACGAGTATGACTATCAAGCGACAACTGAAATGAGAATGTTTGCAAAAAAATACGGAGTAAGTATCTGGCTAAACACTCACGCTAATACACAGGCGTTAAGGTTTAAACACCCCATAGGACACGAGTATGTAGGACACCCCATACCTCCACTTGCGTCAGATGTTGAAGGAGGTGGAAAGTTTGTCAACAGAGCAGATGACTTTATTGTGATCCACAGATACGTACAGCACCCAAACGAGTGGATGTTTTCAGATATTCACGTTAGAAAAGTAAAGGAAGTAGAAACAGGGGGACGACCAACACCGATTGACGCACCCATACGCTTAAAATCAATAGTAAATAACGTCGGTTTTACTGTTGGGGACACTTCCATATTAAAGACCGAGTTAACTAACCCTAAAAACGTTCCATTTTGAAAATAAAAAGAACATCACAAAGTGCAAAAATAGCCAAGCACCAAAAAGCAATAGGCGAATTATATGCTATTGTACAGATATTAGCTAAAAAAATAGAGGATTTAGAAAACCCTCCAGAAGTAGAGAACAATGATTAACGGATTTCATATTGAAATAGTTTGGATAGCAGGTATAATATTAGGTGTATTGTACAGTAAAGACTATTGTCCATACGATGAAACAGATAAAAACGAACTGTTGTTCTGTATATATATATTCGGAATTAAGATTTCTTGGTGGTAAACATTCTAGTTAAGTTAGCGACAAAACATAATGACTGGATTCGAATAGTCCAGAGTTTTGGTTGTGACTTAATGACAAGTGAAGATTACGTCCAAGATATGTATTTAAAAATACACGAATACTCGCAAAAACACGATAATAGTATTTTGTACAATGATACTGAAGTTAACTACTATTTTGTGTATAAGGTATTGAGATCGATTTGGCTAAACACCCTTAAAGAACAGAATAAGTATGTAGAATATAACAGCACAGATATAGTTAGATCCACAGCAGATCTTTATGACAGCAAAGAAATACGTGATCAAATGGAAAGTAAATTAAACAAGTTATACTGGTATGACCGAAAAATTTTTGAAATGGTATATAAAGACGGCATCAGTATGTTACAAATTTCAGACAGAACAGGTATTGATTATTGCAGTATTAAAAGAACAATTAGAAAAGTAAAAAAAATTTTAAAATGAAGTTAGGAGATTTAGTTTACTACATAACCAAGTATACAGGAATACGATTCATCTGGAAAAAAATCTATCCAGATTGTGGTTGTGATCAACGCAGACAGGATTGGAATAAAATAACATTTAACAGAAATGGAAAAGGCAGACAAAAAGAAATGGACTGAATTTAGGTCAAGCAAATCGAGTAGGGTAAGCAAGGAAGAAATACAAATGATAGCAGAATTACACGCAAAGTATTTTAATCACAAATTAGTTGTGCCTTGTAGTTGTTCTCCTAAACGTGTACAAGCATTGATTGATGACCTAAATAAAAAGTATGAAAGTTGAAACTATACATAAATTCGAACAGGCAGTTGTATGGTTTTTAAATTTAGATGGTTGGGATCTCCAACATACTGGATTGAATTATGAAGGGTACGATGCAAAGGGCAAAACGCCTAAAGGCAATGAGTGTGTTATTGAAATGAAGTTCCGAAAAACATATTACGCAACAAAAATGCTCGAAGTAGCCAAGTACGAACGTTTAATGAAACTACCAAAAGACGTAGTTAAAATATACTTTGTAGCAGATCCAAAAGGAACGTATTTTTTTTGGTTAGACGGAATAGACAAATTAAAAACAGTAGAAAAATATTGTCCGAAAACAACCTTATGGGGTAGCAAAAAGAAAAAAAAGGAAGTATACTTATTAGAAGAAAGTTTGGGTAGTATTGTAAATAAATATGACGATTAGTAAATAAATGCTGAATAAATAGTTCATATCTCAATTTTTCTTTGTATGTTTACATAAATCATAAAATTATAAACAAATGATAAATAAAAAACAAGAAATCCAAAAAATGATCGAGCAAACGCAATGGGACATCAATTATCATCAAGATAAATTAAGTATAGCGTCCTACAAAATAGAACTATTCAAAATCGAACTAGCGCAGTTACAAGATGAATAGGTACATTGAAAACGAAAACGACTTATTGTTTTACTCCGATTTGCACTTATGTTGCGAACTAGTAAACAAATGGCTTAAAGCAAAACCAGAAAACAAGGAATTAAATGCAATCTGTAAAGCACTTATCGGCATTACATTTTATACTAACAAACTTCAAATGGATCGTAAGAGTTACGACAATGTAATTAGTATGTATCGGCAAGACAAATGCCGTGCAGTAGAACGAGCAAGGGCAGCCGAAAGCAAGATAGAAAAGTTAGAGCAAAAATTAAAATTAGAAAAGTACGAAAAATGAATATAAACAAATTTGACAGGTATAAGGAAAATCTTATGGTAATTGACGACAAGGTATATAGTTACTCAACACACGTAGCGACTATCGAATACCCAAAACTTGTAGTGCCAAAGTATTATAGTGTAACGACAAGTAAGCATATAAACTATGTAGCAAATCAGTATAACCTTAAAGTAGTGAAGAAATATGAATTATGACGATTGGTTAGTTCAGCAAGAACACGACGCAAGGGGTTGGAATACTCCAGAACACGAATGTATGCATTGTGGCACTCCAGTAGATAAAAAAGGTAGTTATTGTAGTATGAATTGTTTTGATGCAGATATGTTATGAAGACAGGCACAGTATATTATCCGAATTTAATAAATGAACAAGCGTTGTATGTAGGTGGACTTCGTGACGTAACAAACGCATATATGAACGAAAAAGCACCAAAGTACAAACGAGGAAATCTTCAAGTAGATCAATTAGGTTGTAAATGTGAATTGATTGCACAGTTTCACTTTTGGAACAAAGGTGTGAAATACCAATCAGATCAAATGTTAGGTGGTCAAGCGATGCCTAACTACGATATACAAGCAGCAGGGTTAAAAATAGACGTAAAGGGTATATGGTCTTATCAAAACGAATTAAGGGTAAACTACGATGCTCATAATAAAGATAAAAACGTTTCTCATTATTTGTTTATTCAGCCAATATCCGATAGTTTAGAAAACCAACACGCAAACTGGTGGTTGTATGGAAAAAAAGATATCAATAACTGGATTGTGAAAGAGTTAAAATACAGTAAAGCATATACACTAGCATTATGAAAATAGAATTACTAGATAATAAAAAACACAGTAAGAAGAAGTTGTTAGAAAAAATGTACGATGACAGTTTCTATTATGGGGAGTTGTCAAAAACAGCACTTTCATCTTCAGCAATAAAAATGTTGTTAAGTAGTCCAAAGAAATACTACTACGTAACAAAGTATGGAGAAAGTTTAAACACACAGGGTATAAGGGACGGTAGATTGTTGCATACTTTAGTGTTAGAGCCAGACAAGTTTAATGAATTTCATTTTGTAGATGTAGCTAGTAAAAACACAAAGGCATATAAAGAAGCCAAGTTAGAATACGGCACAGTATATACTAGAACAGAAAAAGAACAAGCCGAAAAATTAGCAGACGTATTATTGAGAAACGATCAAGCAGTATCATTATTCAAGGACAGCGAATTTGAAGTACCTGCAATTGGTATGATCAATGGACTTCCATTTAGAGGTAAAGCAGATATATTGTCAGACAATTTAATTTGCGACCTCAAAACTACAACAGATTTGTCTGCATTTAAGTACGCAAGTTTACGTTATGGATATGACGTACAAATGTACTTGTATTGTCAGTTGTTTAATAAAATGTATTATGATTTTAAATTTCTTGTTATTGACAAAGGTAGTTGTGATATAGGTATTTTCGATTGCAGTGAAGAATTTTATCAGCAAGGAAAAGACAAAGTGGAATTTGCCGTTGAAAGATACAATGAGTACTTTGCAGGTAGGGACTGGGACACAACAGAAATAGCAGAAGAACTAGACAATTACGTAATTAAAGATATATTATGAATGTAGCACAAAAAAGGTTAGCAGATACTGTTTGTAGATTAACAGGTGTAAACGTATTTGAAAATTCTCGTAAGAGAGAAATAGTAGAAGCACGAGGTTTGTTAAATTGGATATATAGACGAGTTTGTGGGTTAACGTATAACGCAATCACACGTATATATAAAAGTCAAGGTAAAAATTATGATCACACGACAGCACTGCATTCCATTAAAAACTATGAAATGTACGAAAAGTACAACCCAACTTTATATGAAATACGTATGCTCGTTATGGCTAGTGACAGGACAGCAACGACTACAATACGCAAAGATTTCATAAAAGAAAATATTGAACATATGAAAAGCGAAGTTGTAGAAAACGTTTATGAAATAATATATGAAAATTACCGATGAAAACAGAAACTAGAAATATAGCACAGTTGCAAGGCAACCCACTCAACCCCAGAACAATTAAATCTGCAAGGTTTAGTAAATTAGTAAAAAGCATTAAGGACTTTCCAGAAATGCTGCAAACACGTCCGATAGTTGTAGATGAAAACAATATGGTGTTAGGTGGTAATATGCGTTTGAAAGCGTGTAGACAAATAGGAATGACTGAAGTGCCAGTAGTGGTTGCCAAAGGTTGGAACAATGACCAGAAGTCAGAGTTTATTATCAAAGACAATAATTCGTTTGGCGACTGGGACGTAGATCTTCTAGCAAATCAATACGAAAAAGAGTTTCTTCTAAAAATGGGTATGGAAGAAAAAGAGTTAGGTTTCTTTATGGATCAATTTGAAGAAGAATTTTATAAAGTTGACGATACAAACGCAGAACTCCCTATCGTACCAAAATTCAGTGAAGGGTACACTGCTGTTATGATCTTCTGTGACAACGAAATGGATCAAAACTGGCTGCGAAACGTACTTAAATTAAAAAAGGCACGTGACTACAAAACTGAACGTATCAAGGAAACCAGTGTAATAACAGTAAAAGAATTTCAGAAGTTATGGAAAGACAGATAGTTAGGATAGTAACACCAAGTAAAGGTCGTGCGTCCAATGTAATTACAAAAAAACTTATTGAAGATCTTATTTTGGTAGTGCCAGAAAAAGAGGTAGAGGAATACGAAAAACACAACCCAGAATGTACAGTTATTGCAGAACCAGATCACGTTAGAGGTATAACTGCTAGTAGGCAATTTATTCTTGAACAATTTGATAACGTGTTTATGATTGACGATGACATCACAAGTGTGCGTATGAATTGGATTGAAGAAGGAGAAGAATATTTAGTAACAGATCCAGATGAAGTGCGTGATATTATCCAAAGGGCAGCAGATATGGCACAAGACATAAACGCAAAGATGTTTGGATTTGTAAATTTAAGACAGCCACTACATTATGTCAGTCACACTCCGTACGGTTTCACAGGTTATCTCAATGCTTCATATACTGGTTATCTCAAAGGACACAATCTAGCATATGACGTAAGTTA